CGACTTTCTCAGTCCCGCGGTGATGTGGGCTACTTGATCCGGGTTGGATGCAGTATCGAACCCTACGTTGATCGTTTTGACCTTGGAAAAAGCAGTGGTGGTGGCGAATTTTCCGTCTGGGAGTTGGACGTACTGTACTGGGGCAATCGTTCCGGTGAGGTCTGTAGGTGCCGTGGTGGGGACAGATAGATCAGGTTTCCCACCCGATACTGGTTGGGTTGCAATCTTTTTGGCGGCGGCAACAACGTCATCTGGCGCTCCTAATTCTGATTTCAGTTCCGACCAATCCAGAAGACCTTTGTCTGTCTGGAAGGCTATGCCTTTACCACCAGCCGAAGACATATCAAACGGCTTTATGTTGTTAGAGCGTAACAATGCCCGGTCGTTTTGTTTAACTGGTTCAGCCACGCTCATTGACCCAAGCGCTCTCTCCATATCAAGGCGTGGGGCTCGCTCTGCTGCTAGCTTTGCGCCCTGCGCGACTGCTCTGGGCCCGACATCAAATGCCTTAACAGTTGCTGCTGATATCGGGAAAATGCCGGGTATCTTGTCAATGATTGGGCTGAGCGCCTGGCCTACTGCTGACTCGCCGACCGCTTCAGCGGCCCTGCCAATGTTTTCTCCCCATCCGGCCGCTCGAGCTAGTCCCGCTTCCGTCCTGGGCATATAAGTAAACCGGTCGGTAAATTCCGATTCTGGTGTCCCGAACATTTCCTTTGCAAATGGTGCGGCGAGCGCTGCCGGAATTGCTGTCCCGAACATTGCGGCCGCATCAGGAATACTTGCAGCCCTCTGCAATAGGGAGAACTCCCTAAATCTTTCCTCTTCTTCTCGGCGTCTTTCGGCTTCTCTTTCCTCTTCCCTCTCTCTTAAGATTCCCCGCATCTTTTGTTGGGTGGTGGATAATCCACCGATGTCAGGTAGCTGAGAGATTGAAGGCGCAACCGATACGGGTGCCGTCGGAAGGTTATACCGCTGGCCACCAAGAACGCCAGTGTCATAGCGCCGGCCTCGCGCCATCATTTCGTTGATCAGTCTGATCTCGTCTTCGGTCATGTCGCCTCCATACGCCAGTGTAAGGGCGGGCGCCCTAAGTGTCTACTGCGCATAGGGGTTTTCTCGTCTTAGCATACCAGCATCTGCGTAATCTTCCTCGTCGAGCTCCTCCCGCGGGGGATCGATTTCTAGCCATCCAGAGTCTCGCAAGAACCTCAGTGCCTGGGAAGCGGCGTCTACAAAATCGTCCTGAGTTGATTCCGGGAATGAGCAGATCTGACTTACGAACGGCTCTGCCCAGTCTTTCACAAACCCTTTCCTTCTATCGCTCTCAGGAACCCATACGCGCCCTCTGGCGATCACATGGGACACGATGTTCAACCGCTGCATCTTGTCGGCCCTGCCGGGGTTATACGAGGCTACAGGCAGGTGCGCCCTCATCAGATCCTGAATTAGACTGATCCCCGCAGACTTGTCCTCAATCAAGATCGCATCTACGCGCTTCTTGTCTCGCCCCTCTCCGTAAATAACCTCATAGTCATCAATGACTCTCTGCCTGAGATCAGGGTACTGCATCCGATCCTGCCAACAATCAATGACCATCACCGACATTGGCCCGTCCTGCGGTTTGAATACCCCATAAGTCACGCACGCCGTGTAGTCGTTCTGAGTCTTCTCCGACGTAGCACAATCGTAGCTTTGTAGGATGTACTCAAACTTCGGGAATTCCTTCTTTGAGGGCCAGAGCTTGAACCACTCCCTCTTTACGATTCCCCCGTCCTCTGGATCGATGATCTCGGCGTGGATCTCTTGTCTACCTAACTTCGTACCTTCGTACTGGAGAATCTGCCGCTGGAAGTTCTCAGACAGGTTCTTGATGTTGGCATAGGTACTGGCTGTCGTAACCCGAACCTCATCCCGGTTCAGCAGGTCCAGAATCAGGTCTTTAGGTCTCGGGGTTGTCGTACATATCAACCGAGTTGGCATATCAGGAAGTTTTAGCCGCAGACCGAACTGCATCTGGTCCCACGCCTCTTGTATGTAGTCCCAAGCCGCTAACTCATCAGCCCATCCACCGTTGAACTGTGGCCCCCTGAATCGCTCAGGTTCACTAGCAGGAATCCCTTTGATGAGACTCCCGTTTGTGAGCTTTAGTTCGTGTAAGGCCTTGTTGTAGTCGGCTACCAATATCTGAGGAATAACGGACAGCAGCCCTGAATCGCCTTCAAAGCAGGTTGCACGAACGTCAGACGACGTTGGAGCCGCTACCAACCACCGGGTCTTAGGATAGGTCCACGCCCACCATCCGATCTGTTCTGCGGCTGTTCTGGTCTTTCCAGCACCCCGTCCTGCAAGCATCAGCCAGATGGACCAATCTCCGGGAGGAAGGATCTGGTGTTTGTGAGCAGCAGACAACCAATTAGCCCTCCATGCAAAGGCCGATTGATCCTCTGGAGACAGTAGCTCAAACTTTCTTCGTGTCTCGGGATCTTTCAATAGATCAAGGATGTCATCCACGTTGGAACGCACTCATCGGGATCAGGATGCAAGGCTCGATGTCTTGCGGGTCGTTTCTGTCGGATCTGCCGCCCAGAACTAGTTTCTTCGACCTTTCTTTCGTCCACCAAATCCCGTCAGTGAGTTTGACGATAAGGATCAGGGGAATGTTCATAGAGTCAGCAAAGGTAGCTCCCATGACCCACTTATGAGCAGAGATCATGTATCCACCCATCTGATCTATTTGGGAGTAGGAATAGCTCCGGCACTTGATCTCTGCAAGAGCAACGATGTCTGCCCCTTTGGTGACGGCGTAATCGACGTTGTACTTGATAGGGAGCTTGTCGAAGTGGCACTTCCACCTTTTGGACATCTCAAGAGCCACGGCAGCTTCGTTGGAAAGGTCTTGAGAGGACTCATACAGGGGCCTCAAGCCGCCACCTTGTAATCGTGGAACACAGTTCCTCTACTGGGATCTCCGACCTTACAAGGCTTCACCCAGACCTTGCCCTTCGGCAGCGACCTCCAGTGCCCTCTGCGGTCATGCGCCCTCGGAGAAGCGTGAGTACCGCTACCTTCTCCCTTCTGTCGGGGTTTGACCTCTACAGTCGTCCATGAATACTGAGGAGGCTTCCCCTGAGCGATCTTGCGTCTGGAGGTGAAGGAGTCCTTCGCTTGCAGTCGATAGCCCGTCTGTGTGGCCTCTAAACGCTTCAGAAGGGTATCCAACAGAGCTAAGGCAGCACGAGCGGTATGTTTCTTAGTCTCATCTGAATAGACGAGCTTCAAGTCCCCTTCGTGCTCCATATATACAAAGGGAGGCATCTCTACAGGCTTCGGTGCCAACCAGAATCCCGCCACTGCTACGTTGTCCGCTCTGAAAGACGCACGCAGGCAGAACTTCTCCTCTCCCGCATATCCGACAACAACGATGTCATCAAAAGGTAAGTGCAGAAGCCTTTCAGGATCGTTCTCCCAATCCAGCCTCTTGCCTACTTGACCCAGATCAAACCAGAACGACTTCTCCGGCTGATCGACCATCTTTGTCAGTTCTCGGATCAAAGGAGTCATTCTTCACCTAACTGTCTACGGGTTTCTAAGTTGGTCAGGACAGCATCAAATAGCTGCCGGGACTCTATCTTAATGGGAGCACCGTCTTCAGCACCTGTCAGAGCTACTCGGTCGCCATACTTCTTAGGCTTGAGTTTCATCGCTGTCCACTTGCGAGCTTCAATACGCTGCTTCTGCCAAGCGATATAGGCGTGATCCATCTTCATATCGATGACCTCGCCATCCTTCACGACAGGAACTATCTCTGGTGTTTCATCAGCGATAGCTATGATTTCATCAGCATATGTATCGGCTTGTTCTTCTCTTGCACGAGTGTATTTCTCCATAAACTCTGGATACTTTTGTAACCACGAGTAAACGGATTGTTGTGACAGATGATTCTCTTCGACGCAGATTTGACGAAGAGAGATACCCCTTGATAGTTTCGAGCAGATGGTGTCTGCCAGCTCAGGGGTGTACTTGGTGGGCCTGCCACCCGGATGTTTTGGGCTTTCTGCCTTTGGCATATTCATCTCCAACACGACTGGAGGCTGGCATCCCTACACCGCCGAGACGCTGAGTCGAACAGCATCCCCACCTGTAGCCCCAGAGCGGCTCGTGCTAGGTTGCACAGCCAACCCCCATGCGTGTTGCTCCCCGGCTTTCCGGGGTGTCAGCCGGGTCACATCTT